TCTAGCATTTTCTTTTTGCGGGAATGCCAGCTCTTCGCCGTTGTTTCGTTCGTCTTTGCGGCCTGGGCATTGTAGGAGATGGTTAGATGCAGGCAGTCTGAAATCATTGGACTACCTGGGGTTGGCGGGACATAATTGAGGGAATACGAGCCGCCAGAACTGCTCTGGCTTACGTAGTTAAGGCTGGTGCCCTTAACGAACCAACGCGCGCCGTCGAGTTCTGCTAGCTTATGGATAACTGATGCGAAACTTTGTCCATCTGTTAGCTTCGCGTATTCGTCCTTGAGAATTCTGCCAGCCTTGATCATTCCTTGGCCGACCTGCGCCTGAAGACCAGCGCGCTGAGCCAAGTCTTGAACGATATCGGTTGTCTTCTTATTGACCCATTTCTCAGCCGATTTCATCTCATGAAGTTTGGCTGAGCTGTCGCGACCGGTTGCGGTAATGACGCGCTGGATAAAATCGAAACTGACGTTGTCCAACTCCCCCTGAACGAGGGTAGAGCCGTTCACAATGATGGAGGCGCTTGTTTGTCCGCCAGAGAGCGCACCAAGCGCACCGCCATCCATCGGAAGATTTGCGCTGAACGTTGCGCTGCGGCGAGTTGCCGTCTGACAAACTTGGCCGCTGGTAACCAAGAACTGGCCGCCGCAGACCAAATAGGCGGTGTGCGGCCTAACGCCAGTCGAGATCGCCAATTATGCCCCCAAGATGCCGCTCGTGTCCGTAGTGTCGAAAAGCGCAGGTATCGCTATTGTGGTAAGTCCATTAATCCACGGATCGACAAGATTGTTTTCTTTAGCCAGCACCGGCCAATACATGGCATTGCCTAGCTCTGTCGCAGCAATATGAAATAGCGTCGTATTTGAAACCAAGATAGTTCGGAACGGAACGGCTTCTCCGACATATGGTTGAGCTACAGTCATCAATCGGTGCCCCCACTAAGCATTACCATCAGATTTAGCAAGCCAATGAGAAACACCCAAATGATTAGCGCCTCAATTGCGCTCACAATCAACAAAATGAAAATATAAGCGCCAATCTCTAGACAGTTGAGCAATTTCACATTCTACCCAGTTATTTCAATGTTCAGCACCATGCGGCCGATGACGCCGCGAAGATCGGATAGCGTTTGCTCGTCCTGTGCGCTCGTTAGAAGGGCAAGGAGGCCGTTAACCGTGTCGCCAGGCATCTTTGACCCCGCAAAAGTATCAAGGGCGCCAGCGGCTGTTTTTTCGGCCGTATCAATAGCCGTAGCGAGCGTTGCTGCCTGTTGCAGTAGCGCGCGGCGAATTGTTACGCTTGCCGACAGGTATGAGCCCATAGCCGCAAGCGATGCATTAAGATTTGAGACGCCAGTCGCGACAGAAGATGGGATCATAGCCCAACCAAGCTCATTGCCGTAGCCATGTCCGCTCCTAAGAGCTGATCAATCCCCTGCGTGATCGCGCCGAGCGCCCCGGACATAGTGTCAACAGCCACTACTACCGTTATGTCGTAATGCCATAGCTGAGGATAACGCTCCGGCTTCGCTGTAAAATGAGAAACAATAACCGTCCAGAAATTGCCACCCCAAACGAGAGGGACCGGCGCCCCGGATATACGCAGCGCGTCAAGCGCGCGGACATTCTCCCTAGCGTCAGACCCATAGAATGTGCCACTCCAGGAATAATCATCATCATCCGGACCGAGCGTATCGATATGACGCAAGCCGCCTGGCAGCTTATGAATTGCCATAGCTTGTGCGCCGCCGAGATGAATATCATGCGGCGTTGACCATTCGTCGAATTGGATACCTCCGAGGGTTAGGGTGTCAGTAGCCATCGTGGATCTTTCGCGCCCTTACGCATATTGCATTCCGCACACAGCCATTGAAGATTGTGTGGCCAATTTGATCCACCGCGTGAGAGTGGAATAATGTGATCTAAATGGCCGCATCTTCCCAATTTAATTTTGCATATTTCGCAACGATTATTTTGCAAGGCACGAATAGCGGCTATATCGGCTGCAGTATGAGTTCCTTCTGCTTGCTTTTTCCACGCACGTCTGTTGCGGCTGCTTACAGCGTTTGTGGCTTTTTTCCTTTCAGGATTAGCCTTAGTCCACGCAGCAACAAAAGTGTTGTGCTTGTCACGATTAGCTTTGGTCCACTCCGTAGCTCGGATTTTCACCCTTTCCTTATTGGTACTGTAATACTTAGATTTTCTGGCCTTTCCCTTATCCGACGCATTCTCCTTCTGCCATTGGGCTTTCCTCTTATCAGGGTTGGCCTTGCGCCACGCGGCAGTCTGAAGCGACGCAATCGTCATGCTGTTGCAACTTGTCTATCAGGTCCGGCATAGTGGCCGTATGAATCGAAGTAAGCTGCTTGTCTTGAATGCTCACTGCTCTTCAAAATTTGGCGCACAGTGTTATTTGCCAAAACCTGGCCATCCAAATGAGTATGCACGTGAATGTCTTGAGCCGTTTGTCCGCCGCCCTTGTACGAAGGAACATGGGGGCTGTTAGACATATATTTCCGATAAGCTCCTGAGCTATACGTAGACCAATCCCGATAACCGCCGGCGCGCCGATGCATCTGGAGAGCAACGCGAGCATTCGTCGTCGGATCATATAAATCTTCGTTGCTTCCTAGGCCAAATTGGCGGCGCCTTTGAGGCCCCATGCCACCGAGCATATTGATTTGCCAAAGGCCATATGAATTATCTAGGCCCTTAGTATTATGAGACAGCGGATTACCGGCTGATTCTGCTTGTGAAATCGCGGCTAGGGTGCGCGCTTCCTCATCAGTGCCGCCGGCCTGCTTGATCAAATCATAAGCTTTTGAGACATTATATGAACCGCCGCCGGCAGCGCCACCATACGATGCGTTAATGAGACCGCCACCGCCGCCGAAGCCTCCGCCGCCAAAGCTTGTGTGGCTAAACGGATTAAGCGATTTGACCCAATCATAAATCTTCTGGCCGATATCGTGAAGCCATTTCGCAAATCCTTCTATCGCCTCCCTAATGGCATTGAAGCCTGTCCCTACTGCTCCCCAATTTAGCCCAACAAGAAGGCCAATGGCAGTTGCCAGACCGGCAATTAAGCCACCAACACCAACCATTGGCGCTAGAGCGGCAATTATAGCTGCGCTACCAAGCACTATTAAAGCGGCGCCCAACGCAGCCAGGCCCTTAGATATTAGGAATATTGCTTCTTGATTCTTCTTAGCCCATTCCGTAAATCCATCGAGAGCTTTAGTCATCGACTTAAGAGCCGGAATTGCCATGCCTTCTAACACAGGCGTTCCGAGATGGGCCATGAACTCATCCCACGCCGCAGTGAAATTGTGCATGACTTGAGTGTAGTCTTTGGTATTCGCAAGGTTGGATGAAGCACTTATTCCCAATCCGGCTGCAATACGTGGACGCTCTTGTTCTAGTTGTGACATGTTCCTTATCATGTCATGCATTTCTCGAATTGAAGTCTGCCTTTGAAAGAGCTGGTAAAGCATAGGAATTTGCTTATCGGTGTCCTTACCCTTCTCCTCTATCAGCTTCTCTATTAGCATCTTGGAAAATTTTAGCGGGTCATCCTTAAGAGCCTGCAACGCTGGATGGGTTTCTGGATCGAGGGCTCCCTTATCCCAAATTAAATGTCCTCCTTTGCCAATGCTGTAATCTCCGACAAATCCCCATTTGCGAAATTGCTCCGCGCGATATTGCGTCATTGTACCGCCGCGCAATTGCTGAAATATCGATGATAGCGCTGTACCTGCTCGCTGACCTCCCATTGCCTGGGAAATCATAGCCATTGTCAGCATGCCCTCATCAGTCATGCCGGACATGGCCGGGCCGCCCTGTTGGGCCAATCCAAACCAGGTGTCAGCACTCACCTTACCATGCGTCGCGGTAATGACCCGCGCACCTAGATCTAGGAATTTTTCAAGCTTTGTAACATCCACTTGGTGGGTTACATTATTCATAAATTTACCCATGAGATCGCCTGCGCGAACCATGTTGTAAACTTTGTCTACCGCACCCTTATAATCTCCAGTTTGAGCACCAAGAACCTGTACAAACTGGGCCAATGGTTTCATCATTTTGATGGCATTTTCATGCCCAAGCGGCGAATAAATCTGACCGTAAATTTTCGCGGCATCGGCGCTTGTTGTGCCTGGCACTTGCGCGTGCAAGCCGTATATTGCAGCCTTGGCTTGATCGTACTGCGGCGCGGTCAGTCCTAATTTCTGGATCTGGACTAGTTCGTGATTAAGTTCCTTCGCTTTATCGACGGCATATTTCAGCCCTGCAAATATACCAACTCCACCAGCTACACTAAGTGCCCCCCCCAAAGCTATTAAGCTCTTGTTGACCTCTCCTATTTTCCCCTTGAGTAAATCGACATCCTTTATGATCCCCAATAAGGCAGGACTAATTTTATTCTGCAGATGAAGCGCGGCAGAGATTTCGTAAACGCTAGCCATCACATTCACCTTGACAATTAACTAAGTGGTGCTTATATACACCACATGACTAAGAATCCTAGACTATCAATAACATTCACCAGGCGGCAGCTTGTCTTTATTGAGCGGGAGGCTGCTAAGCTTGGAATTACGGTTGCGGAAACCGTTCGCCGCATCGTTGATTTTCATATCGAACGGAAGGAGAAAACAAAATGATTCGCAAAATCACATTCGCATTAGCGCTCACGTCCGCGCTTAGTGTTGGCGCTCCGGCCTCCGCTGGTGGTTGGTACGACGGCTATGGTGGCGCATGGCACTCCGATAGTACAGGATACGGCGACGACGGCATGCTGCATTATGGCAGTGAGTGGGCCTACGGCAGCGAAAGGAGCGTATATTTGAATAGGAGGCACCATCACCGGCACTGCTGGGGCTACCGAATCAGGGTTTGTCGCTAATGGGCAGAAACTGGATTAGTGTCCCGTTAGGCCGCACCAGAATTCGTCTGGGCCGGTCTGTATCAGATGCAGAGCTATTTGGCACCGCGGAGAAACGCCTACCATCGTGGATGAAATACGAAATCCGCGAGAACATGCAGAAAGCCGCAAGCGCGCGCGGCGAGACGTTGTCAAAGGAATATTGCAATTACAAAATAGACAAGGCCTTCGCGCTAGGCGAAATCGACGCCAACGGCAACCCAATAGTTCATGGACGTGGTACCAACGCGGAGGAGGTAGCGCGCGACATCATCACCAAGTCGGCAGAATGGGGCGCCGGGGTTTCTTATGAAGAAGCGCTCCGCACTGCAAATGAAGGTATCAGAAGGATTGATAATGCCAGCTGGACAAACTGGGCAATAGTGGCGGTCTTGGTCGGTGGATTTATGCTCATATTTTGGGGAGCATGGTCTAATTAAAGCTTCTTCGCAAGCGCCCCGATCCCGAGCGCACCAAGAAATCTTAGATAAATAGAACGTCTAAGCTCTTCGATAATCTCATGCTCTTTTGCGCGGGCCGCACCGCCGAGAAATGATCTTGGCGGAATGCGGCTCGTTCCAAGTTCTTGATAGACTGCTATTTCGCTATTCGATCCAATGTAAACAGTATGCTCGTGTTTATCAACGGTGTGCGAGATAGAGGCTCGAAGATCACCTGTTCTTAGCAATGGCTCATTAGCGGAAAAGCCTAGATCGGCGCGCTGCTGCTGAGTCTCCTCAGCAAGCTGTGGCCAGCCATAATCATACGTCCCAATAACGCGCTTGGCTTCTTCCTCGACGATCTTCCCGGCATGCTCGAGCGCTTCGTGCTCCCACAAAAGATAGCCTGCCTCGAATCCCATTAGAGCGGCCGCAAATTCCCCTAAGCTATGAGCCACGTTCGTCCATGTCCTTCCAGCGCATTCTTAACCAATCGAACTCACCGCCCTCGAGTTCACCCATAATCACAGTCCAGGCTATAACCTCGGCGTTCATTCCGCATTCAACCATGGACCACGCAATGTCAAATGGGACACCGCCCTTGATCAAGCCGAGTGCCTGGCGGGTCGCGGTGTCCGTACTAAGTTTTTTGCTTCTTCTACTATATCGACTGGAGGCTCGACGGTCGTCATCAGCTTAGAAAACGCCGCTGCGGCGGCTTCTATACCCTCTTCGTCAAGCCGATCTAGGATAGCGTCTAGCTCTTCGCGATTTTTGGGGAATGGTAGAGGATTTTCGTCGATCTCGCGCACATGTGCGGCAAGAACTAGACGCCAGTTTCGAGGTGCAGATACCTCCTCCCCAGTCTCCGGGTTTGTGGCCTTCGTAACTCCCTGCAAATCTGAGGTTAATCCCTGGATCCTCTCCATTTGCGACTGTTTTAGCCGCTGAACACTAATAAGACGCCCCCACTTGTCAGCAGCTTTTTCCTTTTGCTGATAGCGAGCTGCACGAGTTAGAAATTCGTCACTCTTGGTTTCCGTCACGCGATCTGCACCCTGTCAGAGGCCTTACCGTTTAGTGTCATCGTAACTGGCTTCTTACGATCCACATCCCCATGATCCGAAAGGCGGAATACAAACTTACTGTACTGGTAGTTAGACCGAGTCCCATCGGGATTGGCGATCGATTCGTTAAGATAGCCAGGGGACAGCGCCAATCCGGCATTGAATTGCTTGTCGAGATTTATGATGAAATTCTCAAGCGCTGGAGTTGTGCGTGTGATGGTCATAGAGATAGACCATCCTGCGGGCACATAATCAAACCGCGGTACGGCGTTATATGGCTCCGATGAGATATCATGGTAGTGAGGGGTGATCTTGACGTTTTGAACATCACCTAGATCGACAGTCGACGCAGTATTCCCGTCATAATAAATGAAGGAATAGTCTACGCCAATGCCCATTGTGTTGGCGGACATTATAGCTCCTTAAAATGAATGACTGGAAAAATTAAACGATGAATGCGGCAGGCGGCGGAGTTGTTTGCACGGTAATCGTGACTATCCCCGCGGGACCGCCAGCAATTTTCACGACGATGTATCGAATGACGTTCAGGAAGGCGACTGTCCAATAGATGAACAGATATCCTCTGGCCTGCAGACTCGGCGGGTTGTTGTTAAGATCGCATTGAACCGCCCACGAATCGATCATCCCCTGCCCGCTGCTACCAGATTCTGGCGCGGCAAGTTGTGCCGATAGACCGTCGAATAGCGCCTTCGCCTTCGCGCGAGTCGGGTCGTTTGGTTTCAAAGACTGCAGTTGACCAACCAGAGCGCCAACCGCAGTTGTCTGCGCAGTGGCTGCGAGGAAATTGATCATTGTAGAATATTCAATACCCTGCGCAGAAGTATTTGAAGACATGTTGCGGCCAGTGGCAAAGGCGAAATAGTTTCCGCCCCATGTCGTCGGCGGTCCTATAATTAGATCCACGCCCCCTAGTTCTGCTACGGAAAGCTCAGCATTGGAGTAGGTTTGACCTGTCTGTGAGCGCTGCGTTGCAGTTATTCCACGCAGAACTTTGTTTAATGGCGATTGCTCTGGAGACTGATTGCCGACAATGCCAAGGCCAAACGCTGATGGATTGATAATGCGCGAGATCTGATTCTGATTATCATAGAATGTCGGGTAATCGCCGACGATGAGCCAGCTAGAGAAGCTGTCAACTCCCGCAGAAACACGCGTTGCAACAGCTCCGGTAATCGTATCACCGGAGACGGTTCCGTGAATCGCCAGCATATTCTCAGAAAGCGCAAAACTATCGATGACGGCATACTTTGTAGAGTCGGTCAGATCGCAACAAGTGAATGCGCGCGCACCCGAACTGCGTAACGCGTACATTCCCTTCCTTGGAGAAGTATCAACGCCAATAAGAGTTGCATCAGTAATAGTTGTAGTTCCATCAGTTCCGCTGGTTAGAGTGACTGGCGCTCCAAGAATTGGTGCGGCAACACCGGCGCCCGCCGATGCCGTGACAATCATAGACGGTCCGCGCTGCGAATTGCCGTTGTTAATCGCCGCGGCTGCAGCTACCCAGAAAGCGTTACCGGCGCCAGTGATATTGTTGAATTGTTCCGGCGCCCGTCCAGGCATAGAGACAATTAGCATACTGGAGCCAGCAAGAGTACCGGAGACGATATTGAACTGGATGGCATTTCCCAATGTGCCGGTATATTTCGCGGTGATCGTAATGCAAGTCGATTGTATCACCGCCGATGCAGCAACGTCGGTACCGTCACTTACCCGAACGCAGTTGTAGCCAATCGCTCCGCCAACTTGCGACGATGCCCAGATATATGAGGCGATGTCATATTTGTAGCCAAGCGCGCCTCGACTCGTCGGAACACCGAGTGCGAACGCAGCATCATTGGGCTTCGAAGCTGGGATTATCGCTCCAACCGGTCCCCATGACGCAACACCGACAAGTCCAACTACGTTTGTAGGAACACCCGCAAGAAATGGCGAGGGCGGAATAATATCGACATATACGTTGGGTACAGTTAGCGCGGCTAGATTGTATTGACCGTCAAGAAACGTCGGCATGACTTAAAAATTCCCAATAAAAAAGGCGCCCGGAGGCGCCTGCGCATTGCAAAAATTTGTATGGAAAACTATCCGATAACTTCCTTCAGAACATCACCCATAATACCGCCTATCGAAGATGAGGTTATCGGCGGTTGAAGCGCGTCAATAGCCGCAACCTGCGTTACAAAATGATGGTGGTGTTCAAGTACTTTCTCAATCTCAGTACGGTCGGTGATGATATCGCCGCGCGCATAATCCCAGAATGGAACTTGGACCACTAAATTGATAGACATGATTAATTATCCAATTGACGGGCAACTGTTACAGTGCCGGTTACAGTATCTTTTGTTGAAAGTGTATTCGCTGTGGCGGTCACTTCGACGCCAGGGAATTGCTCAATAGTCGCATACTCAGCGTCAACAATCATGTCGCGACGATAGACTGTCAGCGCTTCCCATGTGTCAATGACGTTGGTGCGGTTGTATACTAAAATCATTTGAGAAGTATCAGGGAGTGATATTCGGACGTTTGCCCCAAGAGATACGCTTATCGGCGCGGCGAGCAACGTCCGCACCGCAGGAGTCGGCGCCCAGACAGTCACCATAATACCCTGACGCTGGCGATGAACCACGCGGCCTAGAGTTCCCTGCGAGCCAACTCGCGCCACCACATAGGTCGCGCCGACAATCGTTAGCGTGCTGCCTGTTATGGATGAAGAGGGATAATTTACCTGAATATCAGCAAGCAGCGCTGAAAGGATCGAGGCAGATGTGATACCTGTCCGAGAGAATGCATATTT